AAGGAATATACTTATATGATTTATTGGATGTAGGAGAAGAAAACCTATACATTACCAATAAAATAATTTCACATAATTGTGAATTTCTGGGATCTGTTGACACGCTAATCGCTGCTTCTAAACTTAAGACATTAGTATTTGAAGAACCAATTACTAGAAGTAAAGGATTGGATGTATACGAGAAACCAAAAGAAAAAAATGAATACTTAATGACAGTTGACGTTAGTCGTGGCATCGGTGGAGACTATTCTGCTTTTATTGTATTCGACATTACAACAGTTCCCTACCGCATAGTAGCAAAATATAGAAACAACGAAATTAAACCTATGATATTTCCTAGCGTCATTAATGATGTTGCTAGGGGATATAACAATGCTTGGGCAATGATTGAAGTTAATGATATTGGAGATCAAGTAGCATCTATTCTAAATTTCGATCTAGAATATCCTAACGTTCTTATGTGTGCTATGAGAGGACGTGCTGGGCAAATTGTTGGTCAAGGATTCTCTGGTTCTAAAACACAACTAGGTGTCAAGATGAGTGTCACCGTGAAGAAGGTTGGTTGCGCTAACCTCAAACAGATCATTGAGGATGACAAACTTATCTTCAATGACTATGATATTATTAATGAGTTAACTACATTTATTCAAAAGAAACAATCCTTTGAAGCCGATGAAGGATTCCATGATGACCTAGTAATGTGTATGGTTATCTTTGCCTGGTTGGTTCAGCAGGAATACTTCAAGGAGATGACGGATAATGATATTCGTCAGCGTATCTATGATGAACAAAAGAATCAAATTGAACAAGACATGGCACCGTTTGGTTTCATTACCAGTGGATTGGAAGGTGATGAAGGATTTGTACAAGATGGTACTGTATGGTATGGGGATACTCAAGAAGAAGTTGGGTACATGTGGAATCATTACTAATGAAATTTGACGATCAATTTTCTCTAGACCATTTGATCTTTAAGGAGAGGACTTGTCGTGCTTGCGGAAAAACTAAAAGTCTGATGGATGATTTCTACCTGACCAGGAAAAATAGGGCAACAGTAGAGTCAGCATATTCATACGAATGTAAGTTGTGTACAGTAAGAAGAGTGCTAGAAAGTAGGAAAAAGAGAGATACTACCTCGATGTGGGACTATCCAGATTGGTAATGTTCATGTCGAGTTTCCCCACTCAAAGAGTCCAAAAATCTAAATAATATTAGATTAAACTCTGGATACCTTAAGGAGAAAAACACATGGCAAGTCTTATCTCGCCTGGTATTGTAATCAAGGAACGCGACCTCACTACTGCTGTAGTAACAAACACCCAGTCTATTACTGGTGCTTTTGCTACATCTTTTGCTAGAGGACCCGTTGGAGAGATTACAACTATCGGCAGTCAGTCTGATCTACTAAACATTTTTGGCAAGCCTTCATCTGCTAATGCCGAAGATTGGTTTGTTGCTTCAGAATACCTAAACTACGGCGGTAGACTCGCTGTTGTCCGTGCTGAGACTGGCACGAATTCCGCTAACACTGGCAGCAATGCTGCTCTAAACGTCAGAAACTCTACCGATTGGTTGGGTGGTCTAGGAAGCGGCGAAACCTTTGTTGCTAAAAACCCAGGAGCATGGGGTAATGCTCTAAGAGTCGTAATCGTTGACCGTGGTCCAGACCAAGTTATTACTCTTGCTGGCACTCCTAGCACCACACCTACTGCTGGTGGCACTGTAACCTTCAATCTGAATGGCGGTGGAACTGCTACTGCTGAAGTTGTAGCTTTCGCTGACCCTGTTCTTACTATCGTTCTAGACAATCCTTCAGTTCTAGTTTCTACTGCTGATGAACTAGAAGATGGTGGCACCGACATCGCCATCAATGCTGTTGCTGATTGGTATTCTAACGCTACCGTTGGTGGTGTTGCTGCTTCCGCTATCGGTCCACGTCCTGGTACTTCTGCTTATGCTGCTGATCGTGGTATTAAGTATGACGAACTACACGTTGCTATCGTAGACAGCACTGGTGCTATCTCTGGTACTGCTGGTACTGTCATCGAGCGTCTAACCTATCTCTCGAAACTATCTGACGGCAGAGGTTCTGAGAATCAGTCCACATATTACAAGACTGCTATCAACGCTGGATCAGAATACATCTTCACGGGTACTACCGTTGTTGGTGCTATTGCTCCTTCCTCTTCTGATGCTGGCGATGCTTGGGCACAAGATTCTACCGACGCTGGTGTAAGTATGTTCACCCTCGCTGGTGGTACCTCAAACGATCTTGCTGATGGTGTAGACGACTACGATTACACTGCTGGCGAAATTGATAACGCTTACGAAGTATTCTCCGAGACTGAAGAATCAGTCATCGACTTCGTTCTTATGGGTGGTTCGATGGCAAGCGAGACCGACACCAAATCTAAGGCAGGTTCGGTAATGGCAGTTGCTCAAAACAGAAAAGACTGTATCGCTTTCCTATCTGCCCATAAAGGTAATCAGATTGCTGCCACTGGTGGTGCTCTAACGAGATCCCTTCAGAAGACTAACACAATCAACTTCTTCAACGCCCTAGCATCTACTTCCTACGCTGTATTTGATAGTGGTTACAAGTACATGTATGACCGCTTCAACGATCTGTATCGTTGGGTTCCTTGTAACGGCGACGTTGCTGGTCTCTGTGTTTCCGCTTCTGCCACTCTAGAAGATTGGTTCTCACCTGCTGGCACCAATCGTGGTGGTCTAAGAAATGCCGTTAAGATGGCATTCAACCCAACTCAGTCTGATAGAGACGAACTGTATCAATCAAGAATCAATCCTATTGTTTCTCTTCCTGGTACTGGAACTGTGCTCTTCGGTGACAAGACTGCTCTTGCTTCACCTTCAGCTTTCGACAGAATTAACGTTCGCCGTTTGTTCCTTGCTGTACAGAAAAGAGCAGAAGGTCTTGCTAAAGGAGTTCTCTTTGAGCAAAACGATGCTACAACTAGAGTTGGATTTACCTCTGCTTTGAATTCATTCATGGCAGAAATTCAGGCAAGAAGAGGAGTTACCGACTTCCTCGTAGTTTGTGATGATACGAATAACACCTCATCGGTAGTTGATCGTAACGAGTTTGTTGCTGAGATCTATATCAAGCCAACACGTTCTATCAACTATGTTACCGTTACTCTAACGGCAACCAAGTCTGGTGTATCCTTCAGTGAAGTTATCGGTGGTTGATAATTAATTTATTCACTTCACACACAAATTAAAGGAAAAAAACAATGGCAACACGTATTAACAATTTCATCACTAATATTGGGCAAGGCGTCAAGCCCAATATGTTCTCCATTGATATTCAATGGCCCGCTGGGGGACTCACCACAGGAGTCCCTGCTGACGCTACTGAAAAAGATTTGATCAATGTACTTTGTAAGTCCGCTGCTCTACCTGCTTCTAATCTAGGAGTAATCGAAGTTCCTTTCCGTGGTAGAACTGTCAAGATCGCTGGTGACCGTACCTTCGATACCTGGACTGCTACATTCTTCAATGATAAGGACATGAAGATCCGTGCTTACTTTGAATCATGGTTGGAGTCCATGAATACTCATGAAGGCAACTACTCGCCTAACTTCATTCCTACCAAGGAAACTGATGGTTACATGGCAACTGTTGGTGTCAAGCAACTTGAGAAGCATGGTGCTGAAGGTGGTCAGGTTCTTAGAGAATATGTTCTAAGACATGCCTTCCCAACTAATGTCTCCCAGATTGATCTTGCTTATGATAGCAATGATCAGGTCGAAGAGTTCTCAGTTGAGTTCCAATATTCTTACTGGACCGTTTCTGCTCCTACGACGAGTAACCTAGAGGCTGGTTCTTCAGGTAGATTCGGAACTGAAAAAGTAGTCGAACTTTGATCTAATAAATAGATCTATAGGAATATAGATCTATTGAAATGAGTCAACTGTTTGGTTTTATTATTAATAAAGGCGGTGAGGATAGGGGACAATCTCCTATCCCGCCAAATCAAAATGACTCCGTAGCTGTAGCAGCTGGGGGTCATTTTGGCACGTATGTGGATGTTGACGGATCACAGGGTCGTAACGAATATGAGTTGCTCAAGCGTTACAGAGATATGGCACTCCACCCAGAGTGTGATTCTGCTGTAGATGAAATCGTTAACGAATTTGTCGTCAGTGATGCTGACGATTCTCCAGTAGAAATTGAACTTTCTAATCTTGATGTTAGTTCTGGAGTAAAGAAAAAGATTAGGGACGAGTTTAACTACGTCAAAAAACTTTTAAATTTCGACAAGAATGCTCACCAGATTATCAGAAGCTGGTACGTCGATGGTCGTACATATTACCACAAGGTTATCGACTTGGATAAACCTAAGCGGGGTATCCTCGAACTTCGTTATATTGATCCGCTAAAACTTCGTAAAGTTAGGCAGAAAATTAATAACCCCGAAGCTTCTTCTGAAGGAGTAAGAGGAACTGCTTTAGAATATGACTGGGGAGACTTTATTGATTATTATATTTACAACCCCAAAGGTTATGCTAACGCCATGACCGTAAATGCTACCTACGATTTTGCTTCTTCAAACGGAATTAAGATAGCAGCAGATTCTATTGCTATGTGTAATTCAGGTCTTACAGATTTGAATAGAAAAACTCCTCTAAGTTTCCTACACAAAGCAATCAAGTCTCTTAATCAACTTAGAATGATTGAGGACTCTCTTGTTATATACAGATTATCACGTGCTCCTGAACGTAGAATATTCTACATTGATGTAGGTAACTTACCCAAGATCAAAGCAGAACAATATCTACGTGATGTGATGGCACGTTATCGTAACAAACTAGTGTACGATGCCAGCACTGGAGAGATCCGTGACGACAAAAAGCACATGAGTATGCTAGAGGATTTTTGGTTGCCTCGTAGAGAGGGTGGACGTGGAACTGAGATCACCACCTTGCCTGGTGGACAGAACCTAGGCGAACTCAAAGATGTTGAGTATTTTAAAAAGAAGCTTTATAACAGCCTCAATCTTCCTCCTTCCCGTCTCACAGACGACAACAAAGGATTCAACCTCGGTAAAACCACTGAAGTCCTCCGTGATGAGCTCAAGTTCACTAAGTTCATCGGGCGTTTACGTAAGAGATTTGGCGAACTCTTCCACGATATTCTCAAGACCCAACTTATCCTCAAGGGAGTAATCGCTCCTGAAGATTGGGATGATATGGAAGAGCACATCCAGTACGACTTCCTATTCGACAATCACTTTAACGAACTAAAGGAACAGGAAATGATGCTACAACGAGTGAATGTTGCAGCACAAATGGATCCATTCCTTGGTAAGTATTTCTCAGTTGACTACATCCGTCGTCAAATTCTACAGCAGACTGAGAAAGAAATGAAAGAAATGGATAAGCAGATCAAGGGTGATATTGACTCTGGTCTTGCTATGAATCCTGCCGACATGAATACTTTCGATATGATGGATCGTCAAAATGATGCTTTCGCTCCAGAGTTAGAAGCACAAGCGGCAGACGATGCTACTGCTAGAGAGATTGAAAAAATGAAAGCTTTGCCCAAACCCTCTCCGTCAGCAAATAAAAAAAGTGATAAATAAATTATAACCCGTACTTATACTATGTCTGATCAACCACTTGATTCTGAAGTTCTAAATATTGTTGACTTAATTGCCGACAAAAAAAGAGCAGATGCTCTCGATAAAATCGATGACATTCTATACGCTAAAGCATCAGAAACGATTGATACGTACAAGAAGACCGTAGCTAATACGTTCTTTGATGAACCAACAGGCGATACTCCAGAAGAACAATGAAACTAATTACTGAAAGCATCGAAGACATCCAGATCCTTACTGAGGAAAAAGATGGCAAGAAAACCCTTTACATTGAGGGAGTGTTTCTCCAAGGAGAAATTAAGAACCGCAACGGAAGAGTTTATCCATTCGGTGTTCTTCAGAAAGAAGTTGAAAGGTATTCAGAAGAGTACGTTAACGCGGGAAGGGCACTAGGAGAACTAGGTCACCCCGATGGTCCCACTGTAAATCTTGATCGAGTGTCACACAAGATCACATCACTAAAAGCAGAGGGAACTAATTTCATTGGTAAAGCAAGAATTCTTGACACACCAATGGGCACAATTGCCAAGAGTCTACTCGGTGAAGGCGTAAAACTTGGTGTTTCTTCTAGAGGCATGGGTACTCTGAAAGAAGAAAATGGTGTGAAGTATGTTAGTGATGACTTCATGCTCGCCACTGCTGCTGATATCGTAGCAGATCCTTCCGCCCCTGACGCTTTCGTCAATGGAATTATGGAAGGTAAAGAATGGGTTTGGGAAGGCGGACTACTCCGTGAAAAACAAATCCAAGAGATGAAAAAAGAAATTGATAACGCTTCCAAAGCAAATTTGGAAGAAAGAATGCTCTCCGCATTCGATCAATTCCTTTCAAATCTTTGAATTCATAAATAATCTTAGAATAATCATTTAGATACTTACGAGGAAAACTCAAATGTCAGATATGCTTAACGAAAAGTTTGAGGAGTTTGCCAGTGAGCACGCCGCTGTACTTTCCGAGGCAGGACAAGATCCAATGCCAACGGTGACGGCTGCTGTTCTTCCTGGTGACGCCGCTGCTTCTGGACAATCACAAACTGCTGTTAACTCTAAAGCCGCTGCTGGTGAAGGTGCTTCAGGTCACGCTGCTCCTATTCAACCTGGCGTTGCTATTGGCCAGAAGGCTCCTCAAGAAGTTAACAGTGTAACCACAGCTCCCCATGAGCATGATGAGGACGGCGATGAGAATCCTGGTGCTAAGGCAGCAGCTCCTATTAGTGGTGGCATCAATAGCGAACCCAATCGTGGCGCTTCTAATACAGATCTACCTAATGGCACTGCTCCAAAGTTTGGCGCTGAGATTGCCTATGGTACTAGCGAAGGTGGTAGCGTAACATATCCCATCAAACCTAAGTTTGAAGAACTCGATGTATCTAGCGATATTGCTGCTCTAACCGAGGGAACCGAACTATCAGAAGAGTTTGCTGAAAAAGCAAAAACAATCTTTGAAGCTGCCGTCAAGTCGAAACTCACTGAAGAGTGGGCAAAACTTGAAGAGCAGTATGCCGCTCAACTTTCTGAGCAAGTAGCGTCTGTTAAGGCAGAACTTGCTGAAGAAGTTAATGGCAGCATCAACTACGCTGTCACCAAGTGGCTTGAGGAAAATCAAGTTGCTGTTGACCGCGGTATCAAAAATGAGATTACCGAAGACTTTATTACTGGTCTGAAGAGTCTCTTTGAAGAGCACTATATTAACATCCCCGACGAGAAAATTGACGTTCTCGAAGGTATGACTGAAGATTTTTGTAAGATGGAAGAACGCCTCAACGAACAGGTTAAGGCTAATATTGAACTTCAAAATCGTCTGAATGAATCTGCTAAACAGATCATCGTGAAAGAAATTTCCGAAGATCTAGTAGACACTCAAAAAGACAAGCTAGCATCACTTGCTGAAGGTGTAGATTTCACTACGGAAGAAGATTTTTCCAAGAAACTTACAACCATCAAGGAGTCCTACTTCCCTAAGGAAGGTGCTCCTAAAGTAGTTGCCGACGAAACTCCAGTAGAAGCAGAAGAAGTATCACCAGCAATGGCACAGTACCTCAATGCTATGAACCGCTGGAATCAGTGATTCACTAAATAATTATCAAACACACTTCCTAACAAATATCGGAGATACAATGTTTAACGCAGAACATCTCCAGGAAAAGTGGTCTCCTGTTCTTAACCATGGCGAATCTCCTCTAATTGAGGACCGCTATAAGAGAGCAGTTACCTCCGTACTCCTGGAAAACCAAGAAAGAGCTATTCGTGAAGAGCGTGGTATGCTCAACGAAGTAGCAGTAAACGCACTAGGCGCTAGCACCGTTAGTCCTGCTGGTTCGGCTCTAGCTTCCGCTAACACTGGCGGTCTTGCTGGTTTCGACCCCGTACTGATCGGTCTAGTACGTCGTGCTATGCCTAACTTGATGGCATATGACGTATGTGGCGTTCAGCCCATGTCTGGTCCTTCTGGACTTATCTTCGCCATGAGATCTCGCTACGAGAACCAAGGCGGCGAAGAAGCACTGTTCAACGAGCCCGACGCTGGCTTCACTGCTGGTCTCGACGCTGCTGCTGGTGATTACACCCCTAGAACTGGCGCTGGTGTTGGTGGCGACGCAGAAGGTAACAACCCTGCTCTCCTCAACGATGGTTCACCTGGCACCTACGAGACTCCTCAAGGTTTCTCCCGTGAAGATCTAGAGCAAGCTGGCGATGCTGGCAAGTTGTTCCGTGAGATGTCATTCAGCATTGAGAAGACTTCTGTGACTGCTAAGTC